CGCGGAATGAGATTCAGCGGAGTGCCCTGCGGTCCCTTCTGCAGGCGCATGGCACCGCGTCCTTTGCCGAGTGCGGTCAGCGGAGCGGAGTTGGCAACGGTGGAATCGATGGCGCTGGCCACGCCGGTCAGCAAGTTACTGTGATTGGCATGGAAGAGCGCGGTGGAGTTCTTGTCGCCCGCATACACCGCTGCCGGATTCGACGTGATGATGCCCCAGACGGTATTCGATTCCAGCTGCGCAGCCGCCACGCCGAGCAGTGCCGGGACCCGGGTGAACGCCTGAAGGTCGTCATTGATGATGACCTTGCGCGTCAGCGCCACGATCTCGCCGTACGTGCCGAGTGCGTAGTTGATGTTGTTGTCGGTCAGGTTGGCGCGGTGGTACTCGCCCTTCTCATTCAGCGCCTGTAAGACGGGCGCATCGGCGAGCATCACACGGTTGATGGGCTTGAAGTCCTGTGCCGTCACCTGCCGGCAGAACGGCTGGAAGGTGCGCGGATAGGCCTCATAGCCCTGGCGCAGGGTCTTGTTGGCGACGTTGGCCAGGATCGCCGGGAAGTCCGCGGTCGATTCTGCGCCGCCCGCGAAGAACTCCCGTCCCCGCGAGGATCCCTGGAGTGCCATCTCCGCAATCCGCGTCACATCCATCCCGCGAGGGTTGGTGCCGCGCAGTTCCAAGGCTTCCTTCGCCATGTCGATGAGCTTGAAATTGCGGTACTCGCGCGCCATCTCGACGGCGCGGCGCTGCTGCTCGGGGCCGTAGCCATCGAGATATTCCCCGGTTTCGTTGCCGTTGTGGTCCCTGCGCCGCGCCAGGAAGAACCGCCCATCCGCACGCAGCAACAGAGCCATCTGCATGCAGGCAAGGCGCTGCTCCATGCCGTCGCGGGTTACCGAAGTGCCGCCCTCCCCGCGAATCGGGAATGCCGGGCCCTCTGCGCCCGGGCGCGTCGGGACTCCCTGTTGGCCCTTGGTCGCGAGATGGGCAAACAGTTCCTTCCGTGCCTGATCGACGGGCACGCCCTTGGCGATGAACTCGCTGATGACGGTCTCGTCGATCCCGTATTTGATTGCGGTCGCGCCCAGCGTTTGGATTTCGCTGACGCGCTCCCGTTCGGCCTGGACCGCCTCTTCACGCGCGGCGGCCAGGGCCTGATCGTTCACAGTACGGGCATCCGCGCCCGTGTCCTGCGTGGTCGTCTGTTCCATTGCAGGTTTCTCCTTTTGTGGGCTGATTGCCCGTACTGAGTCGTTGGGTTGTGCGCTCAGAAAGCACGTATTGAAATCGGCCGGCACCGTGCAAGGCGAAATCTCGAACGGCTCCCAGTCGGTGGCCTTGAACATGCCGATTTCTTTATCGTTCAGGTAGGGCGGTTTGCCCTCCGGTATTCCTTCAGTCTGCGCATCCACCTTTTCGCGTTTGTACACGAAGGTTCCGAAGCTGAGGTTTTGCAGGATGCCGGTGCTGGCTTTGCGGAACATCTCGGCGCCATCCGGATCGCCCAGATCGAATTGCAGCGTAGCCATGCCCTTATCGCCGTTGGGCCAGGCGCGGCGCACCACGCCCAACTGGGCGCGCGTGCCGACCTTGCCCGCCATGAGGGACTTGAAATCGTCGCCAGTGAAATGGGTGTCGAACACCGGCGCGCCGTTGTTCAGCCGGTCGAAGCGGCAGCCCTGCATGTCGAGCTGGAGCATGTAGGGTTCGCCTGTCGCGCGGTCAACCCTTGGGACGGAGGCCCCGCTATACCAGACCACATCGATGGTGCCGTCCTTGGCGTTGGCCGTGCTCGGCAGCACCTGTGCATCGGCGGCGAAGACTTCGGCGTCGCACTGCGCGGGCGGCGGCTCGCCGGTACCCGCAAAGGATATTTCGGTTCGTAGAAGTGGCATCGTGCCTCCTAATCCTTCACCGCGCTGACGGCGATGTAGTCGTTTTCTCCCAGCTTTTTCAACTGGTAGAGTTGCTTCTGCAACCACGCGACATGGCCCTTGAACTTGTCGTCGCCTTCGCGATGCCACTTCACCAGATGCTGGTAGAAGTGGAAGTTCGACATGTCGCCGGCGTCGTAGCACTGTTTGCAGAGATCGGTGAACCGCGCGATGGCGGCCTGCTCGGCGGCAAAGGCATCGTTCAAAATCTCGGTGACGCTATCGTGGGTCGCGGCGGGCTTCAGCTCAATCGTGGGTGCGCCCTCCAGAAACAGCGCGCGGCTCACCAGACATTTCATGTGGTCCTCGCACTGCTCCCTCATCTGCTTCAGGCCATCGGCCAGATCCAGACCCAGGCGCTTCACGTCACGCTGGTCGAGAAGATACTGAAGCATCATGGAGCCTTCCATGTTGGCGGCCTCCTGAAGCCCAGCGATTACCTGTGGGTTTCCTTTCACAAACGTCCTTCCTTGTGGTTGAGTCTTTAGCCGCGGTAAAGCCGTGAGGCCGTTTCGAAACCGCTGCCGGCGCGCGACATGCCGGCGACGAGCAGATCCTTGACCATGCCCAGGTCCTCTTCCGAGAGCGCCGCGAAGCCCTGGCCCTTGGACTTGGTGGGGGCCGCTTTGCTGCTCGGGGTTCGCTCCTCCGTTGCCGCCGGCTGCTCCTGGCCACGGAGCGTCGTGTTGCGCGGGTCCGAATCCAGGATGATTTCAAATTTATCCACCAGCTTGTTGAACAGCGCAATCTGCTGAAGCTGGGTGGGAGGGTCGTAACCGTTCTCCAGCACGGCCTCGAACCAGGTCTTGCGGCCCATGCGGACATCTTTCAATACACCCTCTGCGTCCTTCACCGGATCCACCGATTCGAACCGTGGCGCGGTCCACTGCACACTGCGCAGTCCGATCTTCGGGTCGTTGGCCGCGGATTTCGGAATCTTGCCCTGCATAATCAGCGTGTCGACGAACCGCCGCCACACAGGCATCGCGAATAACGGAATCAAGGTGAGCCAGCGAAAAGCTTCCACGGTGTTGCGAAAACCCAACATGCCGCCGCGCCAGGAAGAGTAGTTCACCTGCGACATGTCGCCCGTGCCGAGTTCGTAGGGCAAGCCAATGCCTGCCATGATCCCCTGCAACTCGGTAATTTTGTACTCGCGGTACCCGCCCGCCGGCGGCGGATTGTTGAACTTGATGTCCTGGCCGGGCTTCAGATATTCGACCATGCCCGGCTGGAAGCTCTCGACCGGCAGCCCGCTCGATGGATCGGTTCCCGCGATGCCGAGTGGATCGCCGTCGACGCCTTCCGGTTGTTGGACGAACGCCGTAACACAGGCTTCCACCTTCTTGCGCACGCGCTCCGCATCGCAGTAATCGTCGAGATCCCGGAGCGCCATCATCACGGGCGCGAGCCACGGCACGCCGCGCACCTGGCCGGGCCGGAGCACGCGGTAAACGTGCATGATCTGGTCGGCCGGAACCGGCTGGCTCACTATGCCGCCGCGCGGGTTGAGGATCAGCACGCCGCCGGGATGGTAACTGAACAGCCAGTACGCGACGCGGCGTCCCATCTCGTCGAACTGCACGCCCTCCATCACGTGGCCGTTGACCAGGCCCATCGTACGGGCCTGATCGAGGAAATCGGATTCGAGCATTTGAAGCTGAAGCGGAATGCGCAGACCTTCGTCCGAAGGACGCGGCCTGAAACGGACAATCGCTTCTCCCGATTCCGCCATAGTGCGGACGGTCAACGTCTGCATGCCATAGAAATCGAGGCGTTGCGGCGTGTCGCATCCGTCTGCGAAGAACGGCCACTCGGCATCAATGATCTTGTCGATGGCGGTGTTGCCGGTCTTGGCCTTCGGCACTATCCCAGTTCCAACCACATTCCCGGCCAGTTCCTCCACCGCGCGCGCCGCATAGGGATTGTTGCGAATGAGATCGCGGCTGCGGTTGCGGAGCCAGATGAGCGACCCCATCAGCTCGACATTGGCGTCGGTCGAGGCGGCGTACCAGCCATGGGCGCGGCGGCCGGCGCTGGCGCCTTCGTACCGGAACCGCTGCGCGTGCCGCTCCAGATAGCCCGTGGTCAATTCGAGCGCGACGCGACTACGCACACGCTGCAACGCAACGCGCGGCGCTACGATGCTGATGGCCTTGTCGAGAAGATTCATTCCGTTACCAGCGGTCGTCCAGCGTTGGGCCTGTGGGACCGTCGCCGCGCTGGTGCTGCGCGAACCGGACGCGGCTTCCGGTCTGTCCGCTGGTCTTGCGGATATCCTCTTCGATGGTGGCCTTCGCCTTCAGAAGCTCGTCCGTCGAGCGGTAAGTCACCTCGCGCCCATCCGGGAAGCGGACTTTGAGCGTGGGGCCTCCGATGGCCTGGGTGACCGCATCCAGGTTCAATTGCAACTGCTGAACGGTCAGTGCCATATCAATTTCTTCCAAACCAGTTGCGGCGCGGTATCCATGGGTCTTCCCCGCGCTCGGCGGGCGGCTCGGCACTGGCCGGCTTTGGCACCGCCGGAATGTTCGACGGCGTCTCCCCGCGCCGCGTCTGCACCATCCGCGCGAAGCGGTCGCAATGCACCGGCAGTTTCAAGCCGCTGGCGTACAGCGCGTGCAACGCCGCGTACGCGAGGACCCGGGCGTCCAACCCTTCGTTGCGGGCGTTGGCCGGCTTCCGCCATTCCTGTTTCGGAAACCCGTTGTGGTACCGCGTGAACTTCCGCTCGGCGGTCAACTGCTCGAAATACTCGAGGTCCCGCCCGATCGGGAAGTGGCAATAGCCCGGCCCCACGTCCCGGAGCTTCAGCCGGTCGTAGATCGCCGTCTTCGCCGCATCCACGCCAATCATGAAGAACGGCGTCTGGTTCTTCCGGCTCGGCTTGCGCGGCCAGATCGGCGACTCGCCCGCGCGCCCCTTCGTAGCGTACACACGGCGGTTGTAGCGGTCGCGTGTGAAATGCAAAACGGTGGCATCCTTAAACCCGCAGTCGATGCACGTCGCGACGATCCGCATGGGCAGCCCGGACGCATGCAGGTATTCGGAGAGCAGCAGGCCTTCCAAGTGCTCCCAGACCTCGTTGCGGGTCACGTCGCCGGGGATCACGTGATAGGCAATCGACCACGATTCTTCATCGCGTCCCCACCCAACGATTTCCATCTCCAACCGGTCTGCCTGCACGTCGACGCCAGCCGTGATCAGCGCGACTCCTTCCGGTGCTTCGGCTTCAAAAGGCTCGCACCGGTTCCACAATGCATGAGCATCCGTCGCTACTTCGTGGGTCTCCTCCCACAACTCAGCGAGCACCGTGTTCAGAAAGGCTTTCAGCGTCTCAGGCGATTTCTTCGCCGCCAGGAACTCCACCGCGATCTCCCCCCAGGATTTCTTTGGCGAGATCAACTGCGAGACGCGAAAGCCAGGAATCGGCGACGACGGGTTCGCCGCGCGGTACTCGCCGCGCTCCACCATCTCGGCTTTCAAGCGGTGAGGAATCAACTCGCTGCACTCGGCGCAGCGGTACGCCGCGTCTTCCGGCCTCCCCTCCGGCCACACCACGCCCGGCCCCGTGCCGTCGCCGAACGCGAGTACCTGGAAGCACCCGCACTGTGGGCAGGGCACGAAGTAATCCCGCTGGTCGCTCTCGCGCCACGCCAACTCGATGCGGCTGACGCCCTTGATCGTCGGCGTGGACGCCATGACGATCTTCTTGTTGTGGGCGAACTCCGCGGTGCGCTGAATAGCCAGCGATACCGGGTCGCCCTCAGTGCCCGCGCTCGCCGGGTAACGGTCCACCTCATCCAGCAGCGCGTAGCGGATCGGCCGCATGGCCAGGCCCGAGGGCGAGATCGCTCCGGTCAGCGTGATCTGCCCTGCGCCATTTGCGAGGACCTTGTGTAGCGTCGTGTTGCTCGAATCGCGCGACTTGACGGGCGCAATCTTCCCACGGAGTGCGGGCGTCGCACGAAACATGGGCGCCACCCGATCCTTTGAGAGCGCCTTCGCATCCTCCGTGCGCGGCTCGACGACCAGCACAGGCCCTGGATCTACATCAGCGATGAAGCCGATGAAGTTGAGAAGCACTTCCGTCTTGAGAATTTGCGCTCCCGATAGCACAACGACCTGGCGGCAGGGATGGCTGGGGCTGAGCACATCCATCGGCTCCCGCTGGTACGGCCGCGTGCGCCACTGGCCCCGTTCGGCCGCCGCGCCGCCGGTCAGGACGCGGTTCTCATCCGCCCACTGCGAGACGGTAATGTCACGCGGCGGCAGCATGGCCGCGGCGCCAACTTCGTGTATGGAGAACGGTTGCATTTACAGGCCCGCGTCCGCGATGGCTTTGCTCACCTTGCGCAGCACGGCCTCATCGTCGTTTTTCAGTAGCCGATGGATGGCTTTCTCGTCGTTGACGGCGGCCAGCATGGGCGCCAAACGGTCGGCACGCGCCTGGAGGTGGTCCTTCACGATGGCAGAGAAACTCGCGGCGTACTCCGAGGCGCGCACCGCCTGGATCAGTTTGCCGGCGCGCTCCTCATATTCCAACTGCGCCGTTCGCGCCTCGAAGCTCGTTTTGACCGCTCGGGCGCGCAGGTATTGAGCGACCGGATCGCCCGTCGCTGTCGGCGGTTCGGGCATCTGGGAAACCCGTTCCTTCGGTGCTGCGGCCGCCGTTCGATTGACCGTCTGGCCGGCGAAGGTGTTCTTGGCCCATTCCTGGTTGGCGCGCTCCGGATCGATAGTCCCGTCCGGCAGCGTCGTGATGCGCTTGGTGGCGATGGCCTTCTGTACGGCGGTGAGACTGCAACCGCGCATCCGCGCGTATGCCCGGAGAGAAATGCCCATCATCGCCATACGTTCGCCTAGTGAATCTTTCTTTGGAAAAGTCGAACTTCAGAGTTGCTATTCGTCGCGACTGAAGTGATGTATGTGTTCGATGCCACGCACCACCAAGACCACCAAACAAACCGCCGCCGCCTGCTACGCCGAACGCCACGCCGAGTGCCAGGACCTGCTGAAGCGCATCGCCAGCCGTCTGGAGCAACACCAGAAGGACCAGACTCAGGAACCCGCCAACTGGGGGTATGCCGGCGACCTCGGCCGCGTCACCGAGGAACTGGCCTACGTCCTCGCCAGCCTGGGCGACCGCAGCGCGGTGGACCGGAAAGGACTGGAGTACTGACCATGCAGAAACACAACGTACAAATCGGCACGACCTACATCGTGAAGGTCAGCGGCACGCTGGCCAAGGTTCGCATCACGCGCGAGCACCCACGCGGCGGATGGTACGGCACCAACCTCGCCACTGGCCGCGAGATCCGCATCCGCACAGCCGCCCGCCTCCGCTCGGAGGTGAAGCCCGCTGGAGGAGAGTGCCCCGAGCAAATCCGCAACCCGCGCCTGCCGGGCTTCAGCGCCGACGAATTGCGCCGCGTTGTGGAACGGGCCAAGGCCGAGATTCTCGCGGACGTCGCCGCCGGAACCGTCCCCAGCACTTGCGCCTCCTTCAGCGAACTGCACGACTACACGGACGCCAACGGCTACGGCGGGGCGTTTGAGCGTCCCTTCGACAACAACGAGACGGACTTCTGGAACGCTGTCCAGGATGCCGTTGACGCATGGATCAAGCAGGGAGGCTTGCAACGCCTCACTGACGACGAGGCGCGCCGGATCGCCGACGAGATCGAATTCTGAAACAGGAGACCACCATGACGACTTTCACCATTGACACCGACAACAACATCACTGCCTTCGCCGCCGCCGAGCAGATTCCAGAAGGCCAAGATCGTTTCACCAGCGAAAAGGAGTTCGCCAAGCTCTCCGCCGACTGGCCCATCACGCGGTTCGTCGAAGTCTGGAACGCCTTCGCCGGCGCGCCGCCCTTCGGCGAGTTGAAGCCGGTCAAGAAGTTCACGGACCGCAAGACGGCGGTCGCGCGAATCTGGAAGGCCATCCAGGCACTGACGCCCACCCCCGCGCCACAGGCCGCCCCGGTTGCGCCGAAGAAGGCGAAGGCGACCAAGGCGGCCACTGCGGAGGACGCCACGCCCACGCCGCGCGACGGCAGCAAGAAGGCCATCGTCCTCGACATGCTGAAGCGCCCGGACGGCGCTACGCTCGCCGACATCATGTCTGCTACCGATTGGCAGGCACATAGCGTCCGCGGCTTCATCTCCGGCAGCCTCGGAAAGAAGATGGGCCTCACCGTCGAATCCTTCAAGCGCTCCGATGGGGTCCGTGCTTACAAGGTCGCGCAGTAACAGCCCCACACCGAAACGCGCCGCCGGTCTAATCGCCGGCGGCGTTTCTGTTCTTCAGATCCTCGGCGATGGCGGCGAATCTTTCGTGGACCAACTGCTCCCGGAGTTGGCATTCCCCCGCGCGGACATAGGTTCCATTGATCCGCGCAATGATGCGATTCTCCAACTCGGCCAACTCCCTACGCACCTCGGCCAGCAGCGCGCGATTCTGAAGGCTGACATAGGTCGCGATCAGTCCGGACACCAGCCCGGTTACGGGGATCAGAATCTGAAATAGATGATCGTTCACGTTCCCTCTCCAGTATGCGTAGCTCGGCGTGCCAGTCCGAGAGTGCCAAACACAGGCCGTGTAGATCCTTGTGACCGCCACGCAGCAACGCTTCGACGGCGGCGATCTCCGCGCGGCACCGCGCCATCTCACGTTGGAGATCCGGCGCCGCGGCTCTCACTTCGTCGTTGCAGGCGGCGGCTTCGGCGGGCATTTGTGGCCCGTCTTCGCAAGGCATCCGATCTGGTGACCCACCTTCTTCACGCCATGCACGGTCTTCTGGGCTCCGATTACGACCAGAGCGACCGCCATCTCGGCCACTATGATTCCAGGGGTTGGCATTGATCCTCCTCACTTGATTTGCGCGGTTCCGCGAACGCGCGCCCATCCTCTGCGTGCCGCGCCTGCTTCCCGCTGAACCCCTGCCACCTGGTGACAATCACATCGCAGTACTTCGGGTCCAACTCAATCACGCGCGCCTGGCGGCCGGACTTCTCGCACGCGATCAGCGTCGTGCCGGAACCCCCGAACGGATCGAGCACGGTATCGCGGCCCTTGCTGCTGTTCCTGATGGCGCGCTCCACCAGTTCCACAGGCTTCATCGTCGGGTGAAGATCGTTCACCGAAGGCTTCTTGATGAACCAGACGTCACCCTGATCGCGGGCGCCGCACCAGAAATGATCCGTGCCTTCCTTCCACCCATAGAGGATCGGTTCGTACTGGCGTTGATAATCGGAACGTCCCATCGTGAAGGTGTTCTTCGCCCACACGATGAAGGTGGACCAGTGCCCTCCCGCCTCGCGGAACACCCGCTGCAGCGTGTGGATCTCCGACGACGACATGCAGATGTAGATCGCGCCCTTGGTCACCGCCAACAGGTTCGTGCAGGAGTCCCGCAGGAACTGCTCGAAGCCATCGCCCAGATTGTCGTTGGCGATCCTGCGATTCTTCTTGCGGAGCTTGTCCTTCATCGTCGCGCCGTAGTTCACGTTGTACGGTGGATCGGTGAAGGCCATGTCAGCCAAGCCGCCGGCCATGACCTTCTCCACGGATTCCATCTGCGTGCTGTCGCCGCAAAGCAGGCGGTGCTCACCCAGAACCCACACGTCGCCAGGGACCGTGACCGCAGTCTCCGGCGTCTCCGGGGCTGCATCGTCGTCGGTGTTCCCGGCGCGCTCCTCTTCCGGCTCCTGAAGCAGCGCTTCAATTTCCTCATCGCTGAAGCCGACGATGTCCAGATTGAAGCCGTCCACCTGGAGCGACTCCAGTTCGACGCGCAACATCTCCTCGTCCCATCCGGCATTCATCGCCAGACGATTGTCCGCGATGACCAGCGCGCGGCGCTGTGTTTCGGAGAGGTGGTCGAGGACGATGACCGGGACTTCGGTCATCCCGAGTTTCCGGGCGGCAAGCAGGCGCGCGTGCCCGGCGATGATCACTCCGTCCGCGCCGACCAGGATTGGATTCGTCCACCCGAACTCGACGATGCTGGCGGCGACCTGCGCGACCTGCTCCTCCGAATGCGTCCTCGCATTGCGGATATAGGGAATCAGGCGGTCGACCCGCCATCGCTCTACGAGAAGATCGCGCAAGGCACGCTCTGGTGTCACGGAACGTTCCTGACTCGTGGTCGTATCTTGCGCGGTCTTCATGTGGATGGGGAGTTACGCGGTCTTGGCGAGGTGGGCGCCGAGAGCGGACGCCACAGCCTGCTGGTGAGTCGCCGGAGTCTGGCCGGCGGTGAAAGCGGCTTCGATGGCCTGAACGAGTGCCACCACCTCCTGCGTCAACTGAATGCCGGAGGGAGCCACGCTGAGAATCGTTTGAATGATTTGCAAAAAGTTCATCGACTTGTCCTTTCTGGTCCACACGAGACGGCCCTTGGAGGCGGCCACGGAGCCGAAGCGTCCGCAACCGCCCCGGTAGGGATCTCCCGTATGGGGAGATCTACGCCGCCTTGGGCTGCGTCTGGGAAGGGGTGGAGGCACCACCCGAAGCGGTCACCACCACCGGCACAAGCGCCGCGATGGTCTGCGAGATGGCGGCGGCCAGAGCGCTCGCGATCACCGGCGTCAGTGAGGTGAACAGGTTCGCGACGTTAGCGGTGACGGCTTCGGCGCTCACCGCTTCGCCAGCTCCGGCGGCGGCGACGGCGCCCTTGGTAGTCTCGCTGGCCGCCGTGCCGGCGGGCGATACCGTTTGCTGGCCCTCGGTCGTGCCCACCTGGCCGGACAACACAATGCCGGCGTTGATGGCGTGATCGATCGTCGCCGCGTTTTGCGCGCGCCGGCTGGCGGTCTGCGCCAGATCCAGCGATACGGCTTCCCACGCGCGCTGCCGCGCCAGGGTTTCGCGCCGGTTGTCGAGCTCTTCGTCGAAGAGCAGCTTGATGTTTTCGGCGCCGCCCAGCAAGCTCGGCTGGTGGGTGACACAGGGGGAAAGATTGGGATTGGTTTCGGCCATACGGGAAAAGTCCTTTCGGTTGGAGTTGCGGTTTGGGTCATGCAGCCCGGATCGCCGGGCCGCTCAAAAAAGAGAGATCAGGATGTCTTCTTAGGTCCGTAGAACGGATTCGGACCGCGATGTTTGATGGCCAGCGAGTCCTGTTGCTTGGGGTTCAAAGCCTGATCGACGGGCACGCCGCGCGACTCGGCTGCCGTAGCGAATGTTTCCCCCGTCTCCGCGAGCATTGCCGTCTCACCAGTCAGGTTCATGATCCGGCGCAGGATCACGTCGCAGTAGGCTGGGCTGATCTCACAGCCATACCCAACGCGTTCCAACAACGCCGCGGCGGCCATCGTGGTTCCAGACCCCATGAATGGATCGAACACCACGTCGCCGGCATCGCTGAACGCCAGCAGGAAGAACTCGACGAGCGGGCGTGGGAACGGAGCGGAGTGCGATCCCTGACCGGACTCCGTGCGGACCTCGATCACGTTGGAAGGCCGCGCGACGCCCGCGTGCCGGCCTTCGGAATCATCGGACAGGCTGCTCCGGCTGCGTTGCCACGCGCTCTGGTTCTTTCCCCCGTCGGCTGCTGCGCCGCGCGGCCCCGTGCCCAGCAAGCCGCTGCCGGAAGTCGATTTCGGGTTGTTCGGGTTGTAGTCGAAGCAATCCTCCGACTCGTGCCCGACCGCCTTGGGCCGGAATTTGATCTGCTGCTGCCGGCAGAAATGGTAAATGGGCTCGAATGCGTTCTTAAATCGATTTCCCCAGCCGCCCGGCACGCCGTTGTCGGTCTTGCGCCAACAGAACTCGTCGACGAAGCGCCAGCCCCATTGCCGCCGGTGCGCCAGCACCAGATCCATCACGTAGAGATTCCGCTCGCCCTCATCGGCGTGCGCCTTAATGTTCAGGAAGTAGGAACCATCCGGCGCCAGCACCGACTCGATCCCGCTGGCGACCGCACGGAACCACTCCACGTACTCTTCCGGGGGCACCGGCTTGAACCCGCTCGTGGGATCATACTCGCGCTGCGTGGCGTACGGCGGCGACGTAATCACTACGTTGGCCTTCTGCCCGTCGAACAATCGCGCTCGCGTGCCATGATCGCGGCAGTCCCCGCAAATCAGCCGGTGCTTTCCGATCAACCAGACGTCTCCCGCCCGCGTTACTGGGTCCGCCGGCGCCTCGGGGATCTCCTCCTGAGCCGCGGCAGGAGCCTCTGCCGCAGGTTCGGCATCGGCCAGGAGCTTGGCGAGTTCTTCTTCGGAGAAGCCCAGCAGATCGAGCCGCCAATCGGCGGCTTGCAGTTCCCCGAGTTCCGCCGCCAGCGTATCTTCGTCCCACCCGGCGTTCTCACTGATCCGGTTGTCCGCGAGTATGTACGCGCGTTTCTGCGTCTCGCTGAGGTGATCGAGCACGACCACCGGAACGTGTTCCAGCCGTAACTTCCGCGCGGCCAACAACCGTCCGTGCCCGGCGATGATCCCGGCGTTGGTATCCACCAGGACCGGATTGTTGAACCCGAACTCCACGATGCTCGCCGCAATCTGGGCAATCTGATCGTCGGAATGCGTCCGTGCATTCCTCGCGTATGGCACCAGCCGCGCGACAGGCCACAGTTCGATTTGCCGCGCCATCGCGGGCGGGACACGCGGGTCAGCCAATGCTGTCCACCATCTGAATTCGGCGGCCAATCCACCGCATCACCGGTACCGCCATCGAGTTTCCAATTGCCCGGTACCGGGGACCGTCGGCGGCTGGCTTTCCGCGACATGGGATCAACGTGTAATCGTCCGGCATCCCCTGCAACCGCTCGCACTCACGCGGGGTCAACCGCCTGACCGCCAAGGGCCCGCCGACCGCGAGCAACGGAGCGGCATCACCACGGCCTGTCCCGCCGGACTGTGCCTTGAGCGGCGGCACAACTTCAGATGGACCGCCCCGCCCGTTTCGCGCCACGCGACTCTCGAAGCACACCGCGATCTGGCCACCCGCGTTGGCATGGCTGCGGTCATGCGGCATCGCCCGGAGCGTCGGCGCGAGCGGTCCGGCGTCAGCTCCGTGGTCCTTCGCGGAGAACGCGGTCACCAGTGTCTCCGTCTCATAATCGATCCGGTGCATGCCGCCCCCATTCAGACAGTGCGAGATATTGCCCGTCGAAGCGACCAGATGCTCGTGCGATTCCTGCTTGCGTGCCCGGAGCGTGCCCGCTCCTTCGTGCCAGTAGCCATCGCCCGTGGTGTGGTGCACCGCGACTACCGGATCCTGCCCTCGCGAATCGCCGTTTCGTTCGACTCCCCGCCCACTTCGTGTAAGGCTTGGCGCAAGATCGTGGGTAATTCCTTCCCCCGTCTGGCGGCGCGCCGGAGTATGCCTGCACAGGCCTTCGCGCTCAAGAAGTACCGCTGCGGCACGCCGCCAGTCTCCAAGATGTCCGACAACGAAGACGCGACGGCGCCGCTGGGGCACTCCAAAGAACTGAGTGTCCAGCACTCGCCAGGCGCAACCAAACCCGAGTTCCGCCAGCGCCCCGACGATGGAGCCGAAGTCCCGCCCGCCGTTCGAGGACAGAACACCGGGGACGTTTTCCCAGACGATCCAGCGAGGCCGCAGTCGGCCAGCAAGCCGGCAAAACTCGATGGCCAGGTTGCCACGCGCATCCTCCAGGCCGCCACGTCTTCCGGCGAGGGAGAAGGACTGGCAGGGAGTTCCTCCGGCCAGAACGTCGATTGGATCGCAGCTTCGTTTGATCGTCGTGAAGTTGCCAAGGTTGGGAACGTCCGGGTAGCGATGCGTCAGCAGCGCGGAGCAAAACGGATCGATCTCGGCAAACCATGCCGGCCGGAAGCCCAGCGGCTGCCAAGCCACGGTCACCGCCTCAATGCCCGAACATACGCTGCCGTAAGTCAAAGAAATCCAACCTGGCGGATGGCCAAGGGGCTCGCTGCAGGGGTGACAACCTGAAGTGACAACCTGCATAAACCCATGTAACTAGGCAAACTGCGCAACATTTCAAGCCGCGGCCGCCGATGCCCAGTCAGGTCCCTGAATTGCTGCGGGCTACCTCGACATGCCGTTTGCGAATGCGCGCCGCGATGGTCAGTGCCGTTTGCTGCGCCACCGTCGCCCCTACTCCGCGGCATCGCTCGGCTTCGTCCTCCGCAATCTCCAGGCATACGACCTTTGCCGCCCCGATCGCCACGTCGCGCGTCTCGTTGAGTGCCACCCGCAGGATTTCGGTCAGGCTCTCGGCGTGGTTCTTGGCAGGTAGGCCGAGCGTCCGGCAAACGCGCTCCGCAAGGATCTCGGGTGTGATCACGCCTGGCATGGCTTCGGTCCTTTCATTGGCTCGCTGTTCTCCTTCGTCATGCGCCGCAAGTTGCGGTTGCGGCGGGCGGCCATCGTGTTCCGTACCTCGCGCCCGAACGGCCACCCGGACCATGCCGGGATGAGTCCCCGCTCCTTCGCAACGTGCCGGCCTCCGATGGACCTCTTTGTCATGACTCCTGTCCTTCCGCCACGAGGTCGTCCACGTCACCCGTAGCACCACAGGCACGACACCGAAACCTGTCACCCGTATCGTGACAGCCCGTCTGCTGGCAGACCCCGAAGTCGTACTCGTGGACGGCGACGGCGTCGCTCAGGCATTCGGGGCAGCGCATGCGTGTCAAACTGACTGCGGAATTTCCGCAGTCGTTGGCCGTTCCGGATGGAAACGGTTTCGCTCAAGAAAACGATGACTTGGGAATTTCCCAAGTCGTTTACGGCTTCGCCATGCAATCCGTCACCACTGCACAGAAGATCGGCCGCAGTTCATCGCCCTTGCCCAAGCGTTTCAATGCCCAGGCGACCGTCCCGTTATCGAGTTGCTCTCGGAAGCTGTAGCGCGTGCCAGCCCGTACTTGGGTCGTGATCGCCGAGGCGCCATCCTCCTGCTTTGTTTGGACCGCTTTCAGGTGACCCTTGCGGCCATACACGGCTTCCACGTATCCGTTGGCAATCAGCCGGCGCGCCGATTCGAGGGAGCGAAAGCCCAGGGACCGGCCATCGGCGGCATACATTGGAATCTGTTGTTGCATCATGCTCGCGGATACACTTCGTCTGTCAGGGGTAGGAGGGAAAGGGATTAACGAGCGTCCCGTCGCTCGAATGATTGTTTGGAGGGATCTATCGGAGGGTGCGCCCTGCGCTCGCCTGTCGAACAGCGCCTTCAATAGAAATATACGCGAAACGCGTGAAAAGTGTCCGGCCATTGCCGAAGAAGATTGCGCGGCCTCACCGGATTCGCCGTATCCACGGCTGATCGACGTCCGGGTTGTAGAAGCGCAGCCGGGTTTCTCGCGGCGGCGGCCCCACGATCTCAATGGCCTGACGCGTAACATCGCCGATGCGATCTTTCGATCCGATGTAGCAGACGAGCCCGTAGTCCGCGGCGAAGGGCCGTTTCTGAAATCCCTCGTGACGGTACAACCGCTCAAGATTCCATCCCAGCTCGACGGCCTTCTCTCGTATGGCGTCGACGAGGCGAATAGCCCGATGAATTCTCTCGTCGTCGCGGGACGCAGGCTCGGACCGCCGACTCTCGGTTTCCCCCCGTGGCGGGTCGTACGCCTTCGGCGTCAGGTTGCGGATGGCGGCCATGATGGTCTGCGCGCCGAAATGATCCAATGACCATGCCTCGATTCCGGCGAAGCGGTTGCGGAGTTCGTCAAACTCCGCGGGATCGATTCGCCCGGACTTGGCAGCCTCCTTGGCGAGCGCCAGCCTGCTCCGCAGCCAGGCGAAGTACACGGGATCGAGGCGGCGGTAGGCGGTGTCGTTGATCTGGACGTCGCGGCAGAACGTCGCGGGCGAGTCCGTCTTCCAGAAGCCCAGATCGGTCGCTACGTAGAGTGCTTCGGCCGCGCCGGGACTTATTGCGTAGTGGGTTTGAGTAGCTAACTCCATTGGTTTCTATTTTTTGCAGCTAGAACGTTTTTTGCGTACTTTATTCATTTATGCTTCTTCAAAAATCTCTCTACTGCCATGTAATAAAAAATAACTATTCAAGGAGTCCTTTACGAATTAAACGAACTCTACTCAAAAAGCTGATTCCATAGGCACTTAGCCAAAACAATAAGTACGAATTAAGCCCCCACCCCTTCCGGCGACACCTCTTTCCACACCGCAAACCACCTTTCAACCGGACGGCCAGCCGTCTTCTCCCGAGCAAACCTGGCCAAGCCAGCATTGGCAAGTACGGAGAGAGCCCGGCCAATTTCCGAACTGCTCTTGTTGCGGTCGAAGATCGCACCGACTTCTGTCCGCGTCATGCCGCCCGGACAACCGCGTAGTGCCCGGAGGATCTCGTCGGCTGTCGGATCGCCCAGCGCGTCGCCGAAGATGTGTTTGGCCGAGTCCTGGCAATACCGCCAAACCTCCAGCGCGGCGACCAGGTGTTCCCACCGGATCTCGGCAGCGCAATCCAGCAGCGCGTAGATCAGGGAGAGCCGGAGTACTTGCGCGGCGCCGCGCGCGACAACCGCGCCGCACAGCCCAAACTGATCCTTGGTGAGCTCGCGATAGGCGCCGACGTCGGGCATGATGTTGTGGCCCCACAGGTCGGCGGCGTTGCTATCCCGCGACACCGCTTCCAGGTTGTTCGCGTTGTAGCAGACTCGCTGGAAGGCGCGCTGCAGTTCGGTGAAGTCGACGGTCCAAATCCGGCCGCCCTCTGGCAGGCACTTCGAGCGCCGGGAGCATGCCCACAGAAATCGGTTCGCCAAGCCATTGTCAGCCTCGTTAGAGAGCATTCCGCGCAGGAGTTCCTCCTTCGTGATGTTGCCGATGATGCTGATATGCGGATCGGTAGAACGCCCCGGACTGTTCTTGGTCATGGAGGCGAGGAAATCCCTATCCCAGGCGTCGCGGAGGACAACTGAGAGCGTATTGCCCTCGCGGCGCATCACCTGCAACGCGCCGAAAAACTCCGACTGCTTCACCAGGAGCCGCTTGTCGCTGACTCCCTCGTCGACGCAAACCTCCTGGAACTCGGCTTCCTGGCCCCGCTTCTTGGCGCGCTCCCGTTTGAAGATCGGGTCGCGAACCGCCCAGATCAGTCCTTCGCCGCTCGCCAGGCCGGACTGGTTCGACTTGAGCCAGGTCTCGTCCACACCACGGAAGAACATCTCCACCGGACCCTGTGCGCTCCCTTTCCGTCCGGCCGAGGTCGGGCCGACGCCCACGGCGAACAGATTGGTGTGGTGCTTGTCGCCGCCCGCCCAGACGAACCCATTCCGTCCGATGACGTTCCCGGCATAGACCAGGAACAGGATGAGCAGCCAGTTGGGATCAGCCTCAGTATGCGGTTCGACCAAGCGGACGAATTCGCCGGCGAGACCATAGTGGCCCTCCACTCCGATCGGCGCGGGCCATGGAACGGTGAACGGAGCGCCGTAGAAACCGCCAGCGTCGCTCTCACGCTCCCGCGTGCCCGTCTCAGGAACCCATTCCCGGTCGGCTTGGCCGTAGTCCGGTTCGAAGAACTTACGGAAATCTCGCCAGCTGAGATGGCGGCAACTGTTGTGGAGGCACCTGAAGCCGAGGCGGCCATCGGCGCTTTCGAAGACCGCCGCATCGGGCGCCTTGTGGGATTCGTCCCAGGGGCAGGCTTCCAGCACGAGCTTGCGGCCGCCACGATAGGACTGCGCGGACCGGAATGCGATCCCGTGTTTCACCAGGAACGCTTCGAGGTCGAACTGGCCCCCGTCCGTGCGCGGGGGCATGGTGAACACCCGCGCTCCGGTGGCTGGCTCTGGTTCAGCCTGGGCGGCAAGCCTCTTCAGAATTTCCAGGGGGACAACCGTGAGTTCCAACGGCACTTGGAGCATCCGCGAGATACGATGGGGCCGCTCCGCTGTATCGTCGCCCTTCCGGGAGGTGCTGCCGTAGGCTTTGAAGATGCGCGAGGCATTGAAGTTCGTCTCGTCCACGGCAACCGCTTCGGTCCCGAACCGCTCGCTCAATGCCCGCAGGCAGCGTTTGAACAAATCGGCGATCTCCGCGGTGTTGGGGAGATCCGTGGGGAAAAGCAGGTGGGCACCGTTGCCGCTATCGGCGTATACAGGCTCCGGCCAGCCTTCCACCTGTAACGCGGCGGAAATCAGCATCGCCAGGTCCAACGCCTGCTGGTGCTCGGCATCGCTGCTGGAGATGCCGGTGGGCCGCCGCGGATCGAGATCCACCGGCAGCCAACGGCGGCAGAGGATATCGGCGTCGGAAGTGGTCGCCTCTGCGTACAGCTTGAGTTTCTCGCTGGCCCGCGCAGCCAACGCCGGGTTGACGGGATTCAGGGTCCAGTAGATCCCCGGCCATTTGTTTTGCTCCAGGCGCGCCACGGCGGCCGCCAGTTCGCCGAAGTCTGAGAAGTACCCGGAGATGGTGCGGTAGCGTCCCGCCTTGGGCACGCGGACCTCCACGACATCGCCAGGCCGGAACAGGATGTCCACCGCCCGGCGAATCTCCACCGCGTCTTCGTCAGGAGCAACAGCATCAACTGCAGGTTCGGTTTCACGAGATTGCATGAGTGCCTCGGTCGCCCTGGGGAAGGCTCGGTCATGAGCAGGCGCGGCGGTGACGGGTGAGATAGAAAAGACGGATTCTGGTGGCTCGCCATGGCCGGCGCCGCCCACAACAGAGTCCGCCTCGCGGTCGTCTGGTTGTCTGGCTACGTTTGGGGGGAAGTCCCCCCATTGGAGATATACGCAGGATCACGGAAAAGTGTCCGGCAAGTAGTGCGCCCTCTGCGATCTGTTAGCCTTGTCGCTACGGACCATGGCCGACAGTCAGCAAAGATCAGCAGCAGCGATCTGGAGGCAGAGCCAAATCCCAGTCATCTATCGCCGAGGACGCGGGCTGCCTTTGATGGTGAGGCTTCCGTACTCACCTGACAATTTCGATTGGCTCCGAAACGAGAACCGCCGCAAGCCCGAATATGACAGGCAGTACAAGTGCTGGTATGTCCCGAGCAGTTGGTTCGATGACTTGATTCGGCGCACACTGCAGAAATTTGGCCGTGTCTATGTAATCCAGCCGTTTCGGGCTCTTGAGAAATGCGCGCCTGCCTGCTGGAACGCCCAGGGGTTCGAGTGCGAATGTTCGTGCCTCGGAATGAATCACGGCTCTTCAGCTTCGGGCAATTGGTGGATAATATCGGAGACGTTCGCAATGCGATGGCACGAACGCGAACTCGCTTGCCGCCTCATCGAGCGCCGCCCACCACCTGCACAACTTACTTCGCTGGTGACCGGATCCTGACAAGATCCCTGCACGTTTTCCTCATCCTGAAGCAGCACGCGGCTCACTCAGCAGGAACGACAGGAAAGTGTTGCGCCGGTCCACCTGGCGCTTGTGAGCGCAGTGATGAATGCCCCAGTGGTCGCCGAGGATGATCGCCGAGTGCTGTGCCCGCGTCACCCCCGTGTAGAGCAAATTGCGGTGGTGCTGGTACTCGTGCGACTTGTGGGTGATGACGATGGCGCAGGGGAACTCCGATCCCTGGCACTTATGAATACTCAAGCAGTAGGCGAGTTGCAGATCCTGCCGCTCCGGGGAGTCGCGGCCGACGCCGACCAGGGCGCCCTCGAAATCCACGACGATGCCGCCATCGGACAGGACATCGGCCACGACTCCGATGGTCCCGTTCATGATGCCCGTCTTGTAGTTGTTGCGGGTCTGGATCACCTTGTCGTGAAGCAGGAAGGCGAATGGGGAATTCTCATCGAGTTCCGGAGTCCGCGCGCCATGGAGTTTCCACTGGATTAACTGCTGCAGGTCGATGTTCAACGAGCGTGTGCCAATCGGACCCTTGTGCGTGGGCGACAGCACCTGCACGTCCTTCACGATGTCGAAGCGCAGGCGTTCGGCCAGCACCTTCTCAAACAGCATGAGAAGGAATCGCCTGACCTCCATCGAGTCCGAGAACTGGTCCACCACGTACCAGGGCCGCCGGCCGCGCTCCTCGCAATCGCTCGTGGGACGCACCTCGCCATCCAGCACGGCAGCGCAGTTCTCCTTGAGTTCTCCGGCCTGCCGCATGACCTTCGGGAGAATCACCGTGGGGATCGCCAGCGACTGAATCAGGTCGCGCAGAACATTTCCCGGCCCCACCGGCGGCAACTGGTTGTGATCGCCCACCAGCAACAGGGCCGTCCGGTCGAAGTTGATCGCGCGGAACAGGCGCCACGCAAGCCGGACATCGAGCATCGACACTTCATCCACGATCACCATGCCGGCCTGGATCGGATTCCCAGGGCCGACTTTGAATTCGTGCCCATCGAACTGCAGGAGCCGGTGGATGGTTTGCGCGGGCTGCTTCACCAGTTGTTCCATTCGTTTCGCCGCCTTGCCGGTGGTAGCCGCCATCTCCACCCGGAGCCCCTTCTCCCGGCAGATCTCGACCAGGGTGCGAATTGTGAACGTCTTCCCGGTTCCGGCGCCGCCAGACAGCAGCGAGATGCGGTGCCGCAACGCCGCCGCCACCGCTTCGCACTGCTGCGCATTGAGCCGTGGCTCGTGCTTGCGCGCCAGAGATTCAAGGTTATCGAAATCGCTGTAGTGCGGGTTCGGCTCGGCGGCGCGGCGAAATGCCTCCGCAAGGTCGCGCTCCATCTCCTCGATCTCGGGCTTTGCCACCACCAGGCATTCGTAAGGCGATGTGACCAGTTCGCCCTCGCGTACCAGCGCCTCCAGATGCCGCTCGATCATCTCCCGGCTGTCCAGGTCGTCCATCACCAGCAGGAGATTGGCGCGGTCGAGCAAGTCCTCGTATTCCACCCAGCAGTCACCCTCTTCGAGCGCCTCGTTGATGCAGTAGAGCAAACCGGCGCGGATCCGGCCCGGACTCTCTTTCGGCGTGTTCATCTTGCGCGCCGCCTTGTCGATCCGCTTGAATCCCATCCCCGGCACGGCGCTGACCAGCAGGTACGGGTTCTCCTCCAGCATGGGCACCACGCTGTCGCCGAACTGTTCGACCAGTGCCGTGATCTGCTTGTGGGTGAGGCCGTAGGCGGCCAGGTGCGTGGCCGCCGCATTCCGGTTTCTGTTTTCGAGCCACGCCTCACGCACGGCGTACACCGCGTCGAGAGAAAGCTTCGCGGCACGGGCGATCGCCTCCGGATTGTGCGTGATGGTCTCATTGAAGTTGCCGGCGAACTCTTCGGCTATCAGCGCCGCCTTCGCCGGACCGATGCCTTTGAACTCGGGGTGATTCGCCAAGTAGCGCGCCAGGCCCGCCGCATCGATTTCCAGGTCCAGGGAGACACCGGTTACCTTGAACTGCCGTCCGTATTTCGGGTGGTTGTGCCAGCGCCCGCACAGTACGACCGGATCGTTTTCACGCGCGTAAATGGGCCCGGCGAACTTCACCGTGGAGTCGTCCGCCAGCCGCAACAAGCCGGCGGCAAAACCGTCCTTGGAGAAGTACATCGTTTCGATCAGGCCACGAACGGTTACCGCCGATTCGGTGCTCTCCCTTTTCTTCATGCGCGGGCTCTCTCGTAGATCCGGATGAGGTAGGCTTCGACGAACCGGGCGGCCGCCTGCCGGTTGGAGCAGAAGAACACCGGCACGCCGAAATCCACCGTGATCGCCGCGATGGTTCCCAGCAGCGCGTTCGGGTGGGCGGCACTCCGGTAGCGCCCGCCCAGCACGTCCATCAGGTTTCCCTCAACCACTACGGCCGCGGCAAGGTATCCGGAAAGGCGGGCGAGTTCCCGGTAGAAGCGTGGCCGGTTGTGGATCACCGTGGATACGAAATCGGAGAGCGACTTGCGCTCCACGGCGACCGACGTTTCCATCCCCTCTATCGAGTAATCGCCCGCGGGCAATGCCCGGCGAATGACCCTCACTCGCCGGGCATCGAAGCCGTAAGGCTCCTGTTCCCGCGTGTCGGACACAATGGGCACAAGGGCCGTTTTAGAATGGGACGTCATCATCCCCGGCC